AGGCTCTCACACTTAGACATCTTATCATAGAGGTGGTGGATAAAGTACCCTGAGCCGATATAAACCCCAACATGGTTAACGGTCTTACTCCCTAAGATAGAAAACAATAAACCATCGCCTTTCTCTAATGCGGGAATACCCGAAACAGGAACAACTCTGAACCCTTCTTTAGAAAAGTTGTCTTTAAGCAAGTCTAACCCTTCATGGTCAAAACCAATGGGTCTGGCGTAGTTACGGAGTTGTAACCCGTACTCGCGTTTATAATACTCACGCGCTAAACCATAACAATCGTGTTTACCATCTTGGTAAGGTCTATTTAATAATTCTAGTAACATAGCTAACCCATACTGGTGACAGGGAAGTCAGGGGAAATATACTGACGAGCAGGGAGGGTATATCGAACCCCATCCAACACACTTCTCAGCTCAAGAGTAACACTATCTTTGGTCAAGTTCATCACTTTGGCCATTAACCATTTATTCCTCAAGTAACGATTTTCATCAGCTAATAGGTCAGACCTTAACACGAGGTAGCGAACTAATTGCGCTTGGCGTAAGGTGCCGTTCACTAATAAGCTAGAGAATAAACCATTAGGGTTAGCTACTTGTAATTTAGGACGGCTCTGCTCACCTGTTGATTGGATGTTATACCCACTAAACTGGTGAGGGAAATTCTCGTAAGTAACTCCCTGCCAAGTGATTGTCGGGTGGTTAGTGAAAGCAATGAATTGGTCTGGTTGGAGGTAATCATAGATAAATTTAAACAGCTCCACATACGGTTCTGGCGCAAGTCGAGTTGCTTCTTCTTGATGTATAGTATCAGACGTAGCGTTGAGCATCTTCGATAACCTCAACTAAAGTGATAGTAAAATTTTCAGTCCAGCCGTTACCGTTAACTCGTAACTTCGGAATCTTAAGGGGTTCCTTGAATCGTACCTTTAAGCGACCATAAGTGGGGTGATTGTAATAAAAAGGGGTATCTAGGCGGTAGTAGTAATAGAAGTTCTCTAGGTGCTGCATGGAGAGTTGGTCATCATCACTAACATTACCGATAATCAATCCATTGGAAGCAACTGAGTACCGCAAGCCTTCAAAGTATAAGGTAAATACCCTTTCTTCTGGCTTAGAACCTCTTACCGTGTATTGGTAATTACCTCCTAACGCAATAACCGTATCCTCAGCCTCATACTCGGTGCTGACTAAATGGTAAGGGTAATTGAAAGTGTTCTTCAACTCACCGTCCCAATAGGAACCCCCCATGAATAAGGCGAATAAAGGCCCTAACCGAGGTAAATTATAATCTTCTCTAACCTCTATCAACTTAAGCCCAACCGATTCTAAAGCCGCTTGTCCACCCTTAATTCCTTTAGGTATCTTAAGCGGCTCGGCAAATCTAACCTTTAAACCCCCATAAATGGGGTGAGTGAATAAAAAGGGCTTCACCAACTTATGAATATTGTACATCCACTCAATCCAAGCTAAGTTAGTTGCTCGCTCATAATCCACCAAAAGCTGCCCTTGGTTCCCAAAGTAGTAACGCATCACAGGGATAGTAACGTCAAAAACCCGTAGGTCTGTTAGGTTCTTCCTAAATCCTGTAATGGGGGCAGCATAAACATAAGAACCCTCAAAGCTTACATTAGCTCTGGGGTTTTGATACTCTGTTTCAACGTCAAAATACTCAAGACTGATATTTTGAATGGGGTTTAGTCTAACGAGACTATGGGCAATACTATTCAACAAGGCTTGCCTCCCATGCGTTTGAAGGAATTAGGAACACCGCGCCTATTGGCATCGGGTAATTCGTCACTTGACCTTTAAAGAGTATCTCCTTCCCTGTTGACTCATTGACCACATATACTTCGTTTATGTCTGGCCAAGAGGTTGTCGCTGTCCACTGGATTGGCTCGGCATTGGTAATGACGGGAGGGTTATGCCCATAGACTTGAAGTGTGACATACTTAGGAGCCGCTAGGTTGTTAATAACACCATCTTTAGCGATAACAACCTTATGCTTGCCGTCAGTTTGTCTTGCTGTCTGTTGTAGTAAGGCTGTGAGCATTAGTGTTTTAGAAAAGTTAGTAAAGGACATGGTGTTGGCGACCCCAATGGCATTGGTATTGGGGTTTATTATAGCAGAGGTTAAGCCGCAAATAAGTAATTTAAAACGGCTGAGACTTCTTCATCTGTTGCAGATTGCTTCCAACGGTCTTTAGGGATACAAGGTAAACCTGAGTCTAATTCGTTTAACTCGACTAAACCCCTTGGGTTTTTCTCAGCATTCCAAGCCAAGAAGTTCCTACCCATCGCCATTGAGCTATCTATCATCACGTTATCAAAAATCCCCTCCCCATCAATCATTAAGTTATATAAGGCTTCTTTACATTTCAACACATCATCTTTGTGACAGCTAATTACCAACTCATCGTGGATAAGTGTCATTACTCGTGCTCGTATTCCCAGCTTCGGCAAGATTTCAAACATAAAACGATACAGTTTCCGCTTCGCATAGGTGGCACATAACCCTTGTACCTTGGCATTAACCGCTTGATTCCCTGCGCGGGCTTGAATACGTCTTAAGCAAGCTTTACCGTACTCGGCAATACCAAATCGTTCAAACTTCATTAACATTTGGTCAAACCATTCTTGTGTTGCCTCGTAACGATAACGTATTAACCCATCAGGTAGCTGTACATAACCCTTAACTCTGGCTTCGTTAATCGTACCTATTCGCCATTGTTCCCCTTCTGGGAAACCTTCTCGGTACTTATCAGACATTTCCCATGTCTTCTCATCATTCCAACCTAGTTTAACACCTACAGTGCGGAGGGAGCCAGAATACCAATAACCGAAGTTACTCGGTTTACCCAAGTCCGTTCTAATCTGCTTCGCATTAGGTTGTTTCTTAAAGTCTTCGACCGACATCTCGGACATCAGGGCAGCGGTTCTAGTATGTAAGTCCTTGTGAGGCCGTTGGCCATAAGCGTCAACGAAGTTTCTATCATTACTGTAACCGCCAATAATAACTAATTCGATGGCACTAAAATCAGGAGCTAAAATAACATGATCGTCTTCATCTGGTAAGAAGAAGGAGCGAACATACTTACTAGCACTAAACTTACTTAATTGCTGAGAGTTAGGATTAGAAACTGAAGTTCGTCTTGTAGCTAACAGACTACTGATAACAGGGTACATACGGCCTGTATCGGGGTCGATCATCTTCGTATAGTTATTTATATACAACTTGAGAGCTTGCTCAATATTGGCTAACTTCTCATAAGTTTCTAAAACTTCAACACCTAAATTATCGCCTTCAGCACGGCACTTCTCTTTTAAGTCAGCACAAGCATCGGCATCACTTTGAATTTTACCTGCCTCAATTATAGGTTTTAGACCTAGAATTGAGAAGAGGATAACTCTCTTACCCATGTAATAGCCAAGGTTAAGAACCTTGGGTTCTAAACCAGACCAGCCTTTTCCCACAGGGGAACGAACATGATAATTAACTAAGTCATAGTCATCTAAGGTACCTCTAGCGTCAATAAATTCTCGGATCTCCCGATGATACTTCTCCTTGTTCTTAACATACCAAGGGGAGTATTTTTCTAACCGTGGGTGTTCGACACGACCTTCAGCTAAAGCTTTAGCCAACAGTTTTTGCATCTTCCGTAAGGCTAAGGCATACTCAATGCGCTGTTCATCCTGAGCCTTATAAATGGCTTCAACATTAACGCGCATACCCGTTGCATTCATTTGAGCGTAAACCCAACAGCAAGGATTCTCTTGGTTAAAATAAGTGTTAATAGCAGCAGGGTTATTCTCCATTAACCATTGCAAAACGGTATGATAGAGCTGAACACAAGTGATAGCATCGTCAGCACCGTAATGAACAACTTCAGCACCTGTTAAGCAACCCATGTGGGGTTTGCCGCCTAAGGTTTCTTCAAAGGTTTTTTGGGTGTAGCCAAGCCATGATTTACTGGCTTTCTTCAGGTTATAACCCCAAGCGAGGTCTTTAATAAAACCATTATAAGAGTGAGCAGCATCGCTCTCCTTGGCACAGAACTTCTTAATTAAATTCTCTTGAGCCTCAATATCTCCTGTTGCCCAAGCTACCTTAATGTCGGGTATTAACTTATATAACCCTGTCAACTGAGCGTTAGCAAAAGCAGATTTACTATAGGTATCAGAATTATAAGCCGTTACGCAAAGAATCATACTATCCAAAACACGGCCATGAGGTAGCTTATAGCCAATGTTTAGAGCTTTCTCCATCATCACGATTTCAAACGCCGCATTGTGAATAACGTAATAACCCTGAAAGGTATCAAGAAGGCAGCGGACTTCACTAAAGTTTAGTCGGTTTTCAACATCGGCTTGAGCTAAGTTAAAGTAATAAGCTGTGTCAGTGTCATTAGGGTAGATACTAAAACCTGTTACTGTGGTGCGGTTCGTATCAAAGATTAACTTTTGGCCGTGTCGGTGGCCTTCATCATCAATCTTCATCAGAGCATTGAGTCCTTCATGGCGGTCTTCATCGTGGGTTTCAATGTCAAAACCCATAAGGTCAGCAGCAGTAACTTTAACCAAGAGAGTGGGTTTTAATTGTTCCCAATTTGTGCGGTCAACAAGCACACGGTTAATAGATTCTATCGGTCTCATAGTGGTCACATCCAGAAATATTTAGTCATGGTTTGGCGGTAAGCCGTAGGGTCGTTAACTCCGATAATACTATCCAAAGTTAATACCTTTGATAAGTTTACAGGTAAGAAGCCTACGATTGTGTAGAAGGTTCGTAACAAAGGAATATTTTGAGATACCCAAGTTGATTTAGCTTCTGTTAAAAAGGAGCTTGGATAGGTGTCTGCACGACCATCTAACAAGCTACGCCATGCTTCTTTATCGCCTTCTGATAATTTTAACCACCAAGCGTTGCCAAGAAGGGGGATGCCTGAGATGTTATCACTAGAGTCACCCACAAGGGTTTTATAGAGTCGAATGTCTTTAGGTTCAACGTGAGCGAGTTTTTTACTTCTATCGGTGATGCTCACATAATCGTTTAATAACGATTGAAAGTCAGCGTCATTGCTATGAATTAAGACAGGCTTTTGCTGGTCGCCAAAGTAAGTAGCTAAGGCAGCGATAATATCATCAGCTTCATAGCCGTCCACCTGTAAAATAATGCAGTTGTAACAGTTGGGCAAGAGTTCTTCACGGATGGTTGAGAGGTAGGTGAAGAAACCGTTGTCGGTTGGGGTTTGAGTATCCCGCTTGGCCTTATAATTTGGGTAGAGGGCTTTGCGTTTGGCAGTACCGAATTTGACGTCAAAGACGTAGAAAGTTGTATCTAGGTTAAGTTGGGGGGCTAAGGTCGAGACAGCTTTACCTGCCTCGAAACCTCTGCGGAAATAGTTATTGGCATCGACAATATTAATTGGCATTTTTGTGGTCCTCAAATATGAAAAAAGCAGCCGAAGCTGCTTTGTGGAAGCTTTAACGCCACACCACGGCGGGGTTGTCTTTCCACCCAGTCATCGTTTCACTATTTCGTGTATTTCTATCTTGAGCCAATTAAACACTGCCTCAAGATTGTTCCCTAATTACTAGGCCAACGCTCAGACGCAAACGAAACGCCTTTTAATTCTGGCAAGTGCCTAGAGAATCGAACTCCACTCAGCAAGATTTGGAGTCTCGCTCGCCACCTTGGAACATGGGCACTTAAATAGTTAAGAACACTCTGTTACTGAGGCCATCACACAGTAACTGTTTAACTTGACTATGGGGGTCAAAAACAGAGTCCAGAATGCTCTTAAGTATTAAGACTCACAACTAGAAGTCGTTAAAACAACTTTTAATCACCTATGTAGTTCTAACAGCATTTGTAAATCTTAAAATGGGTTTTCAACATCAAAAAGTGGAGAATACTAAAAACCATTCTGGTGCTAAAAACCCATTTTAAGATTGCCTCCTAAGAGGCAATCAGTTGGAGATTACTCCCCACCACCTTCAAAGTATTCACCAACTAATTCAAAAGTTGGGATACCCCAGTCGCGGTAGCCAGCTTTTTTACCAACTTTGTAACCTAAAACCACTTCTACCTCACGACCATCTAAACCAGCGCGGACAACTTCTTGGTAAAGTTTAATCCAGTTGGCGATGCCTGTACGGGTAAAGGTTAAACCTAATGTTGTACCCTCTTTTAGACTTTGAGAGTCTTCAAGCATCCGCATACCCACTTTTACAGTTTGGTATGGAGAAGCTTTAGGATCAACAGCACGAGCATTGGCGATAGCTTGTGCCCATGACTCACCTTTAGTGGTTGTTACCCCATCAAAAGATTCAACATATTGCACAGGGTTGCCGAATGACAAAGTGTATAGAGGTTTAAAACCAAAGCCTTCGCTCATGTCGATAGCGACACGAACCTTATCGACAGCGGTTTTGGCGTTGGCATCTTTATGAAGTAATAAACCACCGTCTGTTACTTTAATAAAATGGTCAACTGCGAAACCTTGCTGTAATAAGGCTGCCATTGATGGTGCTTGGCTTGGGGAGGAAACCGCTACTGCTGTTTGGGTTGGTGCTGTTTGAGTTGCTACTGCTGCTTGTGCGGCTTGCATGGCTTGTTCAGGTGTCATAGTCTTTTACTCTTAACTGTTTAATGTTAGCGTTAGCTGTTAGTGTTTACCGTCTGCGTTTCTGCTTCCGATGTGGGTATATTAGAAAAGAAAAAGGGCTTTGAAAAGCCCTTCTTTGTTAAGTTATGTAAATTAAACCTCACCACTAATCACAGCTTTGATGAGCTTCTTGGTTGTGCCACCTCTTAAAATATCATCTTGTAAGGCCACAACAACGTCTTCCTGACCCATTTGGCGTTGTTGTTCTGGGGAGACCACATATACGTTCACAGGGGGTGAAGCCTTCATCACGTTCTGCACCATTGGTTTGGTTGCTCCCAGAGCCGCTGCTCCTTGTCTTAGACTTCCTGTCGTTACATTGTTGAGGTTCTGCATAAAATCAGTCCCTAAAGCTTGAACGGCAGAGCGTTGAACGACATACTCGTTGGGCTGGAGCAAGGCAGGAACACTATCTCTGCCTATATTAGTCCCACTAACAAAGCCACCTCCAGCAAAGTGTTTAACACCTGTTGGGGTGATTAAGCCGCCTGTGGAAACTGTAACCTGTTTAGGAGCCCCCATGCCAAGGTTAACTTCGCCTGAACCACCAAAGAAGTTGCCTAAACCGTTAAGTAAGAAGCCCATAAACTGTTGAGCAATACGGTCGCTGACAACCTTAGCCATACTTTGTAAAACACTTTGGCCTAAGCTGCGGAAAGCCTCTTTAACATCGTGAGTGTTCTTAATAACCCCGCTTGCCCAATCGGAGAAGATACTCGATAAGCCTGATGTCATCGACTGAACACCTGCTGTCAAGGTTGTATCAAATAAATCATATTTATCTATTAAGGCTTGAAGATTATCAGTCAAGTTCTCAATAGTGCTTTTCTTCTTGGTTATTTCTTCCTCAAATTTCTCCTGAGCTTCACGAGCAGCAGCACTAGCTTGGCGAGCCATGTCTAGCTCATCTTCCTTCAACTTCAAGACTTCCTTATCCTTTTCTAACTTAGAGTTAGCAGAAATATCTCTAAGTTTTTTAACTTGCTCCTCTAATGCGATTTCCTTATCTAAAAGGGCTGTATAAGCCTCTTTACTATAGTTAAGTTTCTGTTGTTGCAAGTCGTAGAGCTGAGTCACCTCTAAAGCAAGACGCTCCTGAATTTGTCTCTTTTGTAAGTCCTCAGTACCTAAGCGAGCAGCTTGACGGGCAAAGGGATTCACATTCTTCCCAAACTGGGAATACTCTTGAGAAACACCCGTAGCGTTGGCCTTGGCTTGGGCAGCCGCTCTCTCGTCTCTATTCAACTGGTTAAACATATCCCCCGTTGTTAAAGGCTTATACTGTTTAGCCGCTAGTTGGAAACGCTCAGACTCTTGGCGAGCATCTAAGAGTTTAGAGTCAGTTTCAAGTCCTCTAAAGAAACGGTCTAAACTGTCCTTACGACTCTGTAAAGCTGCTTTTTGCTCCTCGCTGGCACTACTCTGAGCAGACTTTGCGGCCTCTTGAACAATACCTTTAGTAAACTCTTTAAAATCTATATCACGCTGACGCTTCTCAATCTCTAGCTGTTGGCGCAAGAATCTTACATTCTGCTCGGCATTAGGCGAGTCCATTTGCTCCAACTCAGCGATCCTAAGACGAGTAGTATCTCTAGCAGTGA